AAAAGATAAATTTTCAGATTCATCTTGTATGTATGATTTCTGGAGAACTATTAAAAATAATAAAAAATGTGATGATAAAGAAGGACCTTATAAACAATTATTATCTAATGATATTTTTAACAAAGATTATAATAAAATTAAAAAAATTGAATTAACACCAAAACAAAAAGTAGAAGAATTAATAAAATTTAATAAACTACCTAATAAAAATAAAAAAGAGAAATTTTCTGATTCCTCTTGGATGTATCAATTCTGGTATAAGATTAAAAATAAGAAAAAATGTGATGATAAAGAAGGACCTTATAAACAATTATTAACTAATGATATTTTTAAAAATGATTATAATAAAATAAAAATAGAATTATTAACACAAAAACAAAAAGTAGAAGAATTAATAAAATTTAATAAATTACCTAATTCTAATAATAAAGATAAATTTTCTGACAATTTCTCTGGAATGTATAATTTCTGGAAAACTATTAAAGATAAGAAAAAATGTGATGATAAAGAAGGACCTTATAAACAATTATTATCTAATGATATTTTTAAAAATGATTATAATAAAATAAAAATAGAATTATTAACACAAACACAAAAAGTAGAAGAATTACTAAAATTTAATAAATTACCTAAAAATAAAAAAGATAAATTTTCTGATTCCTCTGGTATGTATAATTTCTGGAAAACTATTAAAGATAAGAAAAAATGTGATGATAAAGAAGGACCTTATAAACAATTATTATCTAATGATATTTATAAAGAAGATTATAATAAAATTAAAAAAATTGAATTAACACAAACACAAAAAGTAGAAGAATTACTAAAATTTAATAAATTACCTACTTATAAAGATAAATTTTCAGATTCATCTTGTATGTATAATTTCTGGAAAATTATTAAAAATAATAAAAAATGTGATGATAAAGAAGGACCTTATAAACAATTATTATCTAATGATATTTTTAACAAAGATTATAATAAAAAATAATAAATATTTAAATATTTATGAATATTGAAAAATAAAAAAACATTTAAAAATAATATTATTATATTTTAGTAAAATGAGAATAATTGTGGGTATTGAGAAGAACACGAACGGAATTGGAATGAAAAACAGTCTTGTTTTAAGACTAAAATCTGATTTAAAACATTTTCAAAAGATTACAAGTAGTCTAAATGATGATAAAAAATATAACGTAATTATCATGGGGAAAAAAACGTATCTTTCAATTGCTACACACTCCTTCCCTTTAAAAAACAGATTAAATATTGTTTTGTCAAAAACCTCAACTGATAATTTTGATAAAATGGGTGCGAAAAAATTCAATAGTATTGATAACTGTTTAGAATTTCTTATAAAAAAAAATAAAGAAATCGAAACTGTATTCGTAATAGGTGGAGCATCGATATATACACAGTTTCTTAACAGAGGCCTGGTAGATGAAATGTATATTACTTATATTAATTGTAAATTTACTAGTAGAATCACATTCGATACATTTTTAGATTTAAAACCTTATATAGATGATGAATTTAATCTAATTAGTTCAAAACCAGGTCTTGAGTTTAATGTTAAAAATCACATAACAAAAGAAATATATCAATCTATCCCAATGTCATTTAATCATTATAAATATATTAATAAAGGTGAATTAGGATATTTAAATTTAATGTTAAAAATTAAAAATCATGGAGAAAAAAGAAACACTAGAAGCGGTATGGTTCGGTCCCTATTTGGTGAAAAATTAGAATTTGACAATATTTATAAAAATTTTCCTTTATTAACAACTAAAAAGGTGTATTTTAAAGGTGTTGTTGAAGAATTATTATTTTTTTTAAGAGGAGATACAGATACAAAAAAATTAGAAGCAAAGGGTGTTAATATTTGGAAAGGTAATACAAGTAAAGAGTTTTTAAAAAAATTAAATTTAAATTACGACGAAGGAGATATGGGTCCAATGTATGGATTTAATTGGCGGTTTTTTAATGCTAAATATATAAATGCAAAAACAGAATATAAAGGACAAGGGTTTAATCAATTAGAATATATTATAAATTTAATAAAAACCGATCCTACATCAAGACGTATTTTTTTAACAGGTTGGAATCCAAGTGTTTTAAATGAATCAGTTTTAGCTTGTTGTCATGTTTCATATCAATTTTTTGTATCAGAAGGTAAATATTTATCTTGTCATATGTATCAGCGCAGCTGTGACTTAGGCTGTGGGTTACCATTTAATATTGCATCTACTGCTTTATTTACATCAATTTTAGCAAATATTTGTGATTTAATACCTAAAAAAGTAATAATTTCTTTTGGAGATATTCATATTTATGAAAACCATATTGAAGCAATTGATACACAATTAGGTAGAATACCTAATAAATTTCCTATTTTGAAAATTAATAAAAAAATTACATCAATTGATGAAGAATTAAAATATAATGATTTTACTTTAATAAATTATAAACATCAAGGAACAATTAAAATGAAGATGGCAATTTAAAAATTTATGAATCTCATTAAATTTTTTTAATTTTTTTTTGGTTTTCAAACTGAATTCTTTGTCCTAAATATGTGTTTCTAAATTGTTTTAAATAATTTATTTAAGAACTCAACTTGTGTAATTTTTTCAACTGAACATCCAACAATGGGTGGATCAGCAGGGTCAGTATGTAAATACGAAGGCACTTTTGAACCAGGTAAATCATGGCATGAATTATTCATACAATTTGAATTTTTTAAACTATTGCTATAAAATTGGTTACAACGAGGTTTATCTAAATAAGTATTCATAAAATCATAATTTCTTATTGTATTAATTGCTTCTACTACTCCTGGCTCAATATTTTTAGCCCACTTATAATGATCATGTATACCTAATCTTAATTTATTTGGTGATTTACTGTTTTTTAAATTTTTACCAGCATCTGATTTTATATATAAACCAGTTAATATAGTACCAGAACGTCCAAAACCTTCACCACAATGAATTAATACAATTTCACATTTTTTTGCAATTTTTTTAACTGTATTTAAAATTTTTTCCATTTGTTTCTGGGTTGGTGGATAAAAATCTTCTAATTCCATATCATAATGCTTTATCTTATTAGATTTTAAACCTTTCTTAAAAGCTTTTGTTACTTCAGCTAAACTTATTACATGTTTAACATTTGCTTCTTTATATGCACTTATAGTTGAGAATATGTTATTATATGGGCGGCTATTATTTCTTTCAGGGTTTGCCATTGCTCCTATAGTTATATTATTTCCATTAAAACTCATTTCTATTTGTCTTCCATTTCCTAAATTCCATTTTTTAAATATTTTTTGGACTTTTTTAACATTGTATGGACATTTTTTACTTGTAGTTCCAGTTGTTTTTGTAGAAACCTCAACTGATGTTTTTGTAGAAGTTGTTTTTGTAGCAACTGATGGTGTAGTTGTTTTTGTAGCAACTGATGGTGTAGTAGTTTTTTTTTTGTTTTTTATTTTTCTACATCTTTTTTTATTACTTACTTCACATAATTGAGGATTTTTTGTACCTTTAAAAGAACATCTATTTGTTGTATGATTTACTTTACATATTTTTTTTTTTTTAATTTTTCTACATCTTCTTGTACTCGCATTTAAATTACATAAATTAGGAGTATCTTTTCCTTTTTTTGAACATCTGTTAGTACTACGATTTACTGCACAACCATTATTACCACCATTTAAGATACTTAAATATTTTTTTAAAATATTTTTTCCCAATTTTCCATTAATATTGACTTTTTGTCCTGTGTTAGGATTTATAATTTTTTTAAACATTTTAATTTATATATTATTTACATATATATTAAATTAAATTAAATTAAAATATTTAAAAATTATATTTATTATAATAAATATGAATTTGTTTCTTGGTAAATGGAAATTAAAAGAAAATATTAATTTTGATGAATTTTTAAAATTTTGTCAATATAGATGGATTACAAGAAAGATTGCTTTAAAAGCAAATATTGATTTAGAAATAATTAAAATATCAGAGAAAGAAATAAAAAGAGTTATTAAAAGTACATTTTTTAATTCAGAAGAAAAATATATGTTAGATAATAAATTTCATGTAAATAAAGAACTTTTAAAAAAAAAAAATAATTTTGAAAATAATATTATTAAAACAGAAATAATTGGAACTATTTGTAATTGGGAAGAAGAAATTTATGTAAAAAATAATACACTAATAATTGAAAGGTATTGGAAAACTTATTGGAAAAAAAAAAATAAAAGTATTCAAATTTTTATAAAAAATTAAATATAATCACAAATTTCAGTGTAATATTTTTTATCTTTAATTTTTAAGATAAAAGGAATACCACAACCAATTATATTTTTTTGTTTTAATAATTTATTTATAAATTCTTTATTCGCATGAGGATCTATATTTTTTAATGTATTTTTATAAACACCATGTCTAAATATTTTACAATTAAAATCTTTTTTAAATATTTGAATTAAATTTTTACAAGAAGGACATGAAACTATTATATAATTCATTTATATAATATAATTATATTAATTTGTGTAATTTTACAGACTATCCTAATTATATTTTTAAATCTTGTCATATTATATAAAAATGAATTTTAAATTTATTATAAATCCAAAAACAAACAGAGCAGTTTCTATATATGGTAAGAAAGGAAAACAAATTTTATTAAATTATATTAACATCTTACAAATAGGGTCTGCTTATAATATTTTCAGGGGTAAGAAGTCCAATTCCACAGTTTCACGAGGAAACAAACAACTAGGAAAGATAATAAAATATAAATATGAGTTAGTTTATACGAAAGACCTTATTCCAAATAAACAATATGAATTACATTATAATGGTAATTTAATGTTTCCAATAAAATTACCAATAATAGTTTATGGTTCTGATAATGCAAAACAAGTACAATATAAGAATTGGCCAAAAAAAAAAGTAAAATATATGGAACAAATAATAGATTATAAAGATAATAAATATAAAAAAATTTTTTTTATAGATGATAGTATTAATAATTGCGAGGAAATGCACAAAAAGTTAAAAAATGTTGTAAATGTATTTAATGTTCAACAACCTTATGGATTATTAAATCCTATAAATCAGCACAATTTGAAACTGAAAAACTTTCTATTACAACAAAAAGACTCAGTTATTGTTTTTGATTTTGACCAAACTCTAATTAATATTCATACAGGTGGATATCCTGATGTTGAAACATTTTTTAAGACTGGTATATTAAAAGGAAGAAATTCACCACATACAGAAAGTTATCAGTATATACGTATCCTTAAACAATTCCTAAATATATTGTTAAAAAAAAATAATCGTTTATATATTATAACAAGAGGAATAGAAAAAGATGTACAAATGATAATAAATATTTTAATAGGCATTCCAATAGAAATATTATTCGCTAGACACGCACCATTACTTAGAGCAGACACTTTTCAGACTGTTAGGAGGTATCCAGATGAAAGAGGATATTTCGTAAAAAACTGTTCGAGAAATGACTGCAGTGGAAGTAATATTGAAAATCTATGAAAGTTCTTGAATAAAATATAATTTATTTTAGTTTCATAAAAATTATTAAATAAGAATTAAAATCTTCTGTATGGCTTGAATTATCTAATATAATAATTTTAATATTATAATTTACAGCAAAAATACTTACTAAATTTATTCTTTGTATACCTAGTTTTCATAGTTCTTTTAATTTTTTTTTTAAATTTATTAATTTAAATTGTAAATCAATTGTTGATTGATTGGATTTTTTCAAAGAGTTTATTGAACTTTCGTAAATAAATATTAAATATGTTAAATATATTATTGTTTCTTTTTTATTTTTGATTTTTTTATAATTAAATTGTTTAAAGTACATTTTTAGTAATTATTTGTTTTTTTAAAAAAAAAAAATCAAATTTTTTAAAATATCAGAAATTTAAAAATTTTTTAAAATTAAATATTATAATGTTTAGGGAAACCAAAACTGAATTAAATTTTACTTTTAATGAAGCTAATGTAAATAACATTTTAATAGATAATGAGAAAGTTCTAATAAATGAAAGTACAGAAGAAGAAGATGAAGAATATTTGTTTGATGAAGAAGATATAGAAACAAATGTTAAAAAAAATGATGAAGTAGAAAAAAATGATGATGAAGTTAATAAAAAAGAAATTGAAATAATTAAAGAAGATATAGTAGCAGTTGATTCAGTAGCAGCGGTTGTTCTAGTAACTCCCATATTACCAGTAACTCCTTTTTCATCAGTTGAACCAGAAGCACCTATTGATTCACTAGATGCCATTGCACCAGTAGCACCTTTAGAAACTCCTTTTCCATCAATTAAACCAAAAGCTATTAATTCACTAGCTCCTATTGCTCCAGAATCACTTCCAGTAACTCGCATTGCACCAGAACCAGAAACAATTGATTCGGTATCTCTTGAAGTAGAATATTATATTGATCTAGTAACTGCTGTAGAATTCTTTAAAGAAAAAGAATTAGTTGGTTCATTATCAGTTGGAAAATATAATATAAATGAATTAAAAAAAAATGGAATAGAAAATGATTCTATTACTTATATTAAAGTTCCTGTTGGTTATAAAGTAATTATTTATCAACATGGACATTTTAGTGGTTGTCAAAGATTAATTTTAAACAATACTGATTTAAAAAATGAAAAAATGAAAAATAAAAATTGGTCAAAACAAATTTCATCAATTGAAATTTTTGAATTTAATGGTAATTTGGAAGAATATAAAGAAATATTAAAAAATATAGAAAATTGGAAAAATGAAAACGGTTTATTATTTTTAAAAAGAATTCAAGATTTTGCAAATAATTTAAATGAAAAAGGGGTAAATGGTATTTGTCAATTTAATAAAGCAATTGATTGTCAAAAAAATCATTTAATTACTTTTTTAAATGAAAAATTAAAAGAACAAGATATTGTTTTAGAAAATTTAAAAAAACAAGATATTATTAATAATGAAGATTCTGAATTAAAAAATAATATAATTGATGTAGTATTAAATATTAATAATGATAAAAAATATTTAGTGGGTATTTTAAATAATTTAAAAGAATTAATTAAAAGAGGAATTCCAATTTCAAAAGAATCAATTGAAGGTATTGAGAATAAAATAAAAATTTTGAAGGATGTATTAAAAAATGGACTATATAGATTATATAATCTAAATGATATGTTAATGTAATAAATTTTTTTTTAATTTAATTTAATTTAAATAAAATTTATTTTTAAAAATAAAATATTTAAAGTTTAATATATGCTTAATAAAAAATACAATATGAAAGTGTTAAAAAGAAATGGAAACAAAGAGGAAGTATCATTTGATAAAGTTATAAAAAGATTAAAATCCTTAAAAAACATGGAGCCTGTTTGTGAATTTATTAATGTAATTTTAATTGCTCAAAAAGTAGTAGGGAGAATCTATGATGGTGTTACAACATCTGAGTTAGATGAATTATCAGCAAGAATATGTACGAGTATGGTAACAATTCATCCTGATTATTTAATTTTAGCTTCAAGAATTATTATTTCAAATATTCATAAAAATACATCACCATCTTTTTCAGAAACTATTCATATTTTATATAATAATGTAGATATTCATAATAAAAAATGTGGTTTAATTGCAGACGATGTTTATACTATTGTAATGAAAAATAAAAATAAGTTAAATGATGTAATTAATTATAATAGAGATTATAAATTTAATTATTTTGGTTATAAAACATTAGAAAAAGCATATTTATTAAAAATTGGCAACAAAATTATTGAAAGACCGCAGCATATGATAATGAGAGTATCTTTAGGAATACATAAAAATGATATTAAATCAGTTATTAGATGTTATAATATGATGTCTATGAAATATTTTACACATGCTACACCAACTTTATTTCATAGTGGAACTCCTAGGTCTCAATTTTTAAGTTGTTTTCTTTTAGGTATTGAAGATTCGGTACAAGGTATTTATAAATGTATAAGTGATTGTGCTATGATTTCTAAATGGAGTGGTGGAATTGGTATTCATATTTCAAATATTAGAAGTAAAGATTCTTTAATTAGAAAAACAAATGGTAAAACTGACGGAATTGTACCTATGCTTAAGGTGTTTAATGATACCGCTTGTTACATAAATCAATCAGGTCGTAGAGCTGGTAGTTTTGCGATTTATTTGTCTCCTTGGCACTACGATATTGAAGATTTTTTAGATTTAAAAAAAAATCACGGAGACGAGAAGGCTAGAGCAAGAGATTTATTTTATGCACTTTGGGTTAGTGATTTATTTTTTGAAAGAGTTGAAGCAGATGGTGAATGGTGTCTATTTGACCCAGACGAATGTCCAAAACTCGATAAAAAATATGGTAATGAATTTAAAAAAGCATATAAAGATTATGAAAGTACTGGTTTAAAATCAGAAGGTGGATTAGTTAGAAAAAAAATTAAAGCACAAGATTTATGGAGAAAAATTGTAGAATCTCAAATAGAAACAGGAACTCCATATATATGTTCTAAAGATGCTTCTAATAAAAAAACAAACCAAAAAAATGTAGGTGTTATTAAGAGCTCAAATTTATGTTCCGAAATAATAGAATACTCTGATGCTAAGGAGACTGCATGTTGTCTTACTGCAGACACAAAAGTTTTAACAAAAAATGGGATTAAAAATATTATTGATTGTGATAACGAACAAGTTTTAGTTCCTGTATCATCTGATAATGACTTAATTTATAAAGAAAGCTATGAATATGCAAAATTATTAAATAAAGGTAAAAAAGATGTTTATGAAATTTCATTTAAAGGATTGCCTTCAATTAAAGCAACAAAAGACCATAAATTTATACAATATCTTGGACGAAATTATAATAAAAAAATAAATAAATTGTCTTGGATTAATGTTGAAGATATAAAAACAGGTCATAAATTATATTTACCAAATACTAAATGTTTAGAAACATATAAAAATATAACAAAAGATGAACTTGATATGGAATATGCTACTATTGGATGGATGATTGGTGATGGTTGGTTTACTGAAACTAGTTGTGGTGCAGTATTTTGTATTGATGAAATATTAGCACAAGAGAAAGTAAAAGAACAATTTAATAATTGGAAGAAATCTTTATATTTAGATTCAAGTGGTGATTTAATAACAAAAAGATTACCTACTGGTTATTATAAAGAATCAAATATTAGCGTTTGTGAAAAAGATAACAGTTGCTCATTAATGAGCAAGTCAAAAAAATTAAGAAAATTTTTAAATGAAAAATTTGGACTTGAACCAAAATATGCTAAAAATAAAATAATTCCAGAAAAAATTAAAAAGAATGGAACACCTAAACAAATAGCATCAATATTATCTGGTTTATTTTCTGCAGATGGATGTTGTTGTATAACTAAAAAAAGTGGTTATGTTGAATATTCTTCTGCTAGTTATAATTTATTAGTTGATATTCATACCTTATTAAAATGCTTTGGTATTCATTCTAGAATATATTTCAAAGAAGTCAGAACAAGACCTGGGAGATTTCAAGGAAAAGTATCTGTTGCTGGTCCAAGAAATTTAAAATTATTTAAAAAACATATTGGATTTGTATTTTCAGAATGCAAAGATAGAAAATTATCTTTAGTTGATTTAAAAAAAAGAGTAATTTGTTATGATTATGGAGTAGTTGAGAATATAAAACATATTGGAGTAGAACCAGTTTATGATTTAGCTTTACAAAATAAGCATGTATTTATAGCTAATGGAATTGCAACACACAATTGTACACTTGCATCTTTAACTTTACCATCATATTTAGAATTACCAAAAATGGCAAAAGATAAAATTATGTTATTTACAAAAAAAGGATGTAGTTATTGTGATTTAGCAAAAATGTTAGTTAAAAGATATAAATTAAATTTTGAAATAATAGATTTATCAGATGATGATAAAAGAATGATTCAATTAACAATTTTAGAGAAACAATTTAATATAGAATGTAAAACAATGCCTCAAATAGTAATAGGTAATGAATATTTAGGAGGTTATACAGAATTAGAAGAACGATTAAGATATAAATTTAATTTTAAGAAATTACATGAAGTTATACAACAAGTCGTAATTAATTTAGATAATATTATTGATTTGAATTTCTATCCAACACCAGAAACAAAATTAAGTAATATGAGACATAGACCTTTAGGTATAGGTGTTACTGGATTAGCAGATGTTTATGCATTAATGCGATATCCATTTGATTCTAAAGAAGCTCATCAATTAAATAAAAAAATATTTGCTACTATGTATCATGGAGCATTAACAAGTTCTTTACAATTGGCTAAAGAAAGAGGTAAATACTCTACATTTGATGGTTCACCTTTAAGTAAAGGTAAATTTCAATTTGATTTATGGGAAAAAGAACCAGAAAAAAAAGCAGGAGATTTAGAATTAGATTGGGAAGGTTTAAGAAAAGATATAATGAAATCAGGTACTAGAAATAGTTTGTTGTTATGTTGTATGCCTTCAGCTTCAACAAGTAATATAATGGGTGTCACTGAATGTATTGAACCATTTACATCTAATTTATATGTTAGAAGAGTATTATCTGGCGATTTCTTATGTATTAATAGATATTTATTAAAAGATTTACTTGAACTTGGACTGTGGCAAAATAAAGATTTAAATATTAAAGAGCAATTATTATGTTTTGAAGGTGAAATGGAAAATTTAACAGGAATTCCTAATCAACTTAAGAAATTATATAAGACATCATATGAATTATCAATGAAGACTATAATTGATCAATCTGCTGAAAGAGGTATTTATGTAGATCAATCTCAAAGTTTAAATTTATTTATTAGAGACCCTACTTTAAATAAGGTAACTTCAGCACTTTATCATGGTTGGCGTAGTGGATTGAAAACACTTGTTTATTATCTTAGAACAAAATCAAAAATTAAAACACAACAATTTACATTAGATGTTAATTTAGCAAAAGAATTTGAAAAACAATTATTAAACAAAATGGTAAAAGAAGAAAAAAAGAAAGAAGAGGTAACTTGTACAAGTTGCTCTGCCTAAAATATAAATATATAAAAAAACAAAATATCTAAATTTTCTAAATAAAAAAAAGGTGAGTGTAATAAATTAGTTTAAATTTGTATAAATAATAAAAAACAACTCAATAATAATTATAAAAAACGTTAAAACTAATACAGACTTATTTTTTGGTATTAATTCTATATTGATATTCGATGAACCCATATTTATTAATTATATAAGTTTTTTTTTTAAATATAATATTTTTTTTTTTTGTTGTAATATTTATAATTAATTTATAAAATTTTAATAAAAAAATATGAATATTTGGGAATTAATAATTGATAAAAATGATGGTTTGTTACATATTAATAAATATATAAAATTATATTGTATTTATACTTCTGAAAACAGTCGTATACCTTTTACATATTTACAAGGTACAAAAAAACCATTTTTAAATTTAATACAAACATTTTTTCATAATTGGTGGTATTTTAAGAGACCACAACATATTAATATAGAATATTTTATTACAAAAAAAATAAAACAAAAATTATCAAAAAATTTAAAAAATTTAAATGCTGCAAAATGGGAAATGTTACAAGTATTATTAAAAATTTATGATATTAAAGAATTTAAAAATTTTCTTAAAAATGATAATATTATACAAAAATATGTTTTTGCAATAATTACAGATTTAAGTCATTTTGATGGGTTTCCTGTTTCAAAAATAAAATTATTAACAGACATTCCCAAAACACTGTTCACTTTCAAAAGTTAAAAATAAAAAATGATCAGGTTCTTTTTCTTCTTTATATAAGGCTGACATCATTTGTGACGTAGGTGGCATTTTATTTCCACATACTAAAAACAATGCTTTTTCAGGTTCAAGCTTAATTCGCTTCCTAACTACATAGCACATTTGTCCTACAGTGATATCATTAGGCACAAGAAATTTTTTCTTATCTATATCGGGTAAATCTTTAGCACGAACACTTTTTTCAACAATAACAGGTATTCTATCAGGGTACTTTTCACGAATACGTGCACCTTCTAATTTTCTTTCTTCAAAACTGTATTCTTTTTTAAATTCACTAATTACTTTAGACATTTGTCTTTATTTAACATAAGGTTTTTTTTTTAAATAAAAAAACTCTTTAAATATTTAAAAAAAATAATATAAACTATTTAAAATTAAATTTTAAAAAGAATAAAAATGGAAGATTCTATTACAACTATAATTTTAAAAAATGATGGAAGTATCAATGAAATAAAATTTAATAGTAAATCTCTTGAAAAAGAAAAAGATATAATTAAAAAAATGAAATTACTATCAAAAATTAAATTAAAAAAAGGTAGTGATAAATTTAATCATTTACATTCTTATGAAAAAGAATCATATGATATCTCATTATTTGGTTTTAAAAAAGGAAAAGAAAAAATTATAAATAAACATGATTTACCTCCACCAATTGATAATGAATTATTTTTTGGAGATATTTTAATGATAAAGCATAAATCAAATGAATTTAAAGATTATAAGAATTTTACAGATAAAGATTATGAAATTTGGTATGAATCGCAATTTGGTGGTTTTATTGATTTAGGTTCAGACGATACAAGTAGTGGTTCAAATAGTTATAATAGTTCAGATGATGAAGATTATGTCCCTCATAAAAATAATGAAGAAGATGATGATGAATCTGTTAAATCAAATCATTGTGATTCTGAAGAAGAATTTAATTTTAATGAAACAGAAACAGAAGATGATGACGATGAAATCGAGTATGATGAAGAATCTGATAATACTCCAGAATTAGAAAAAGAACTAAAATAAAAAAAGAAAAATAAAATCATTTATTTATTAAAATAAAATCATTCATCTTATTATTATTATATTTAATTAAATTTAATAATTCAAAAATATCAGAAGTAATTTTATTTTTCATAATTTCATCTTTTCTATTTACAGGAATCATTGAAGGTCCTTTATTAATTTCTAATAATTTTAATGAAAGTTTTTTATTTGCTATAAAATCAAGTCCAAATAATTGAAAAGAAGTATTATTTTTTATATTTTCTAAATTACAAATTTTAAAAGAAACTGCTTTCATTGTAAGATTTATTAAATTTATAATTTGATTAAAAAAGGATATATATTTGTTTTTACCAATAAAATTTTCAAAATCTCTTAAATCTTGTGGATTTTGATCATAAATTACAGGATCTAAATTATGACTTGTAATATTTTGTTGCCAATCTCGATCATTATTATTATAATTTTTATTAGTATATAATATTTTTCCTAATTTACTAACATAAAATTTTAATTTTTTATTTGGTTCACAAATAATTAATAAATAAATTCTAAAATTAAGTTTTCTTTTATTAATTCTATAAACATCTTTTAAAAATATTTGAACAATTTTAAAATTGTCTTTATAAGCATTTAAAATTTCAGATAAATTATTTGTGATCAACAGTCCCTTTTTATTTTGAATATTTTTTTTTAATATATATAATTCATTTTTATCAAAATTATTTTTAAAATTAATCATATCATTTTTATTATTTAATAAATACGTCATTGGTATAATATTAGAGGCCATTTTTATACCATAATAGTTTCTAATAATGTCAAATAAATAATTTTTCCCTGCTAATTGGTCATGTCCTGAAATTGCAAATATCAATTGATTTTCATTATTTGGAATTAGTTTAATTAATTGATTTTCTGCTGTTCTGTATCCGCAAGGAATCCATAAACCAGAATCATTAGAAAATGATTTATTAATGTTATAATTATCTAAAAATAATTTTAAATTATCAGAGATTTTATATTTATCACATTTTTTATAACTTAAAAAATGTTCAATTTTTTTATTTTCTTGATTTATAATTAAAAAAAATAATAAAATTATTAAAATAAATATTGTAATTTTCATTTAATTTCTTAAAATATTTTTATTTTATTTGGTTATAAAGTTCCAACTAATAAAACAAAAATAAAAAAGAAAGATAAATTAGTTTTGTTATTAAAATTAATGAACAAAGTAAAAACATTAAAAATTGAAAGTCCAATTATGATTTACTATATGTTTTATAATAAAGATAATCCTTTATTAAGTAAAAGAATACCTCATAAATTAATTTATGATGAAGAAGATATTAATAATTTATCTAAAAATAATAAATATTAAAATTTAAAAATTTATTAAAAAGAAATTAAAACAAAAAAAATGTGTTTTAATTTAATTTGTTGTTTTTTCATTATTTAAAAATTTATAAATATTTTTGGAGGTTTTGAAACCAATCTTTCTTAAATTATTAGTCCGTGTTTTATATTGTACATTTGTAAATAAGTTTTCTTTTTCTTCAAGTGTTTTACAAAGATTATAAGTTGTAAATATATGAAATAAAGATTTATAATTTTCAATAATAGCATTTGCAATTGTTGATGAAATACCTGGTAGTTGGCATAAACATGCTTTATAACATTTTTCTGGTGTTAAATTTTTTTTTTTAACTATTTTGATAGTATTATTAGAATACAATTGTTGAATATTATTATTTGGAATCAAAAAATCACAACCATTTTTAAATTTTTTAACTAAAACTTTAATAAATCGGATTGTTTCATTTATATTTTTAGTTTTATGATAATGAATATTATCTCGAAGCGATAGATTTATTAAAGTACTAACTAATGTATAAATATTGATTCCTGCAATAAAATTTTTATTTGAAAAATTTAATTTACCTTCGATAATATATAATATATTTTTTTTGTTATAATTAGAAATTAGTCTATATTTCTGTTCTACATATCGTTTATCTTTAATTGAACAAGCTAAATCAGTTATAGTTTTTCTTTCGATAATTAAAATAATTTTGTTATCATATTTAATTATGATATCACCTAAATCTAAAGTTTTAATAACAACATAATCATGATTTTGAAAAAATTCAACAAGTTTCGATTCACGTCTATCTATAATTAATTGCATTTAAAAAAATTATTTAAAAACAATTGAGATTTTGTTTTTATATATAATAAAATATAAAAAATGAATAATAATAAATATTATAAAATTTTAGGTGTAAAAAAAAATGCTACAAAAAGTCAAATAAGAAAAGCTTATAGAAAATTAGCATTAAAATATCATCCTGATCGGTGTAAAGATTTGAAAAAAGAAGAAGCGGAAAAAAAATTTAAAGAAATATCAGTAGCCCATGGTATTTTAAGTGACAATGAAAAAAGACAAAAATATGATACATATGGTGAAGATGCATTTAAAAGTGGTAATAATTCAATGAATAATTCAGGAGCTTCTTCTGTGTTTGAACAGTTTTTCAGTGGAATGGGTGGTATGGGTGGAATGGGCGGTATGGGTGGAATGCATATGGGAATGGGCAGGGGTAATATGCCAAGACAGCAAAGACAGCAAAGAAAGGGACCTTCAAAAATGCAAAGAATTAATATTAATCTTGAAGATGCATATAATGGTAAAATAAAAAAATTTAAAATAAACCGTCAAAAAATTTGTTTAGAATGTTTAGGAAAAAAAGTTAACAATAATAAAAATTTAATTAAATGCAAAAATTGCAACGGAAGAGGTAGAGTCATCAGACAAATCAGATTAGGACCACATATGATTCAACAAATTGAATCTGAATGTAATAAATGTAAAGGTAAGGGTATAACAATTAAACCTGGTTGTGAATGTATAAAATGTTCAGGAAAAGGTGTTATAAACATAACAGAAACAATAGAATTAAATATTAAAAAAGGAACAAAAAATAAAGAACAATATATATTTAGGAATAAAGCAAATGAATCACCAGAATTTGATGAAGCTGGTGATTTAGTATTTGTAATACAAATTATTAATAATAATAATAATTTTGTAAGAGAAAATGATAATTTAAGATTTAAAAAAAATCTTTTATTATCAGAAGCTTTAATAGAATTTGAATTTATTATTGAACATATGGATAAAAGAAATTTATATATAAAACATTCTGAAGTTATTTTTCCAGGTTGTAAAAAAATAATAAAAGGCGAAGGCATGCCTATTAAAAATAGAAATACAAAAGGAGATTTAATCATTGATTTTACAATTAGTTTTCCAAAAGAAATAAATAAAGAATTTAAAAATTATTTTAAAAAATTATTACCAATTAGAACTCCATTAGAAATAAAATCAACTTATGTAAAAAAAAGTTTGGAAGAATTTAATGAACAAAAATTTAAAAATGAACACAACGAAGAAGAACAAAATGAATGTATTCAACAATAAAAAAAAAAATCTTTAAATATAAATAAAAAAATTTGATAATATAATTAAAAAAAAAAATAGATAATTAAAAAAAAATGAAATATTCTTCACGTAATACTCTAAACACAATTTCAGCAGATCTTTCAATTATTGTTAAAAATCAATGTACAAAAATTATTAAGAAAATAGCTCAAGAATATGATTTAGATGAAGAAGTATTAATTAATAAATATTTACCAAAAGAAATTTTTGAATGTACTACTACTCATAAGAAAAAAAGAAAAAAAACAATTTTAAAAGACGAAGAACAATGCTTGGCAAGAAAACAAGATGGATTAAGATGTACTCGTAGAAGAAAAAAAGATAGTATAACTGCTTGTATTTTAGAATTTTGTGGTAAACATCAGTCTGGTCAAATCCCTTTTGGAAGAGTTGATGATTTAAAACTAGAAAATAATTATTTTAAAACAAAAAAAACTGATAAACAGGTTAAAGTTTTAAAACAATTAATTAACGGTAAAGAATATTATATAGATTCTAATAATATTGTATATAATTTAGAAGGAACTAAAATTATTGGCAAAAAACATAAAAATACTATTTTATATGCTACAACAACAACAACAACAATATAAATATTTACATTTTTTTTTAATTTATAAATTTTAATTTAAAATTTTATTTTTATTAATTTTTAATGATAGCTATAGATTTAGGTAATTTTAATACAAAGATAACATTATTAAAAAATGGAAAAATTGTATTTTTAACAGATAAAACTGGAACAAGATTAATAAGAACTTTTTTTATATCAAATAAATATGGTATATATATTGGTAAAAATGCTACAAATTTTCTTTTAAATAACTATAATGATTGTATTTATAATTACAAATTTTTAAAAATTAATTTTGAAAAAAAATTAAGTTTGTTTTTGAACGAGATTAAAAAAATTAACAAAATTAAAAAATTAATAATAGGAATTCCTTTTTATTATAATCAAAAAAAAAGATTACAATATTTGGATGCTTGTAAAATTACAAATATAAATAATATAAATTTAATAAATGAAGATATTGCGATAGCATTAAATTATAAAATTTTAAAAAATAACAATAATAATAATATTTTATTTTTAGATATTGGAGATTCATCAACAAAATTATCAATTGTTGAATTTAATAACAATAATATTAATATTTTAATTAATGACTATTTAAAAATAGGTGGTAAAAATTTTACTTATTTAATTTATAATTATTTTTCAAAATTAATTTTAAAAGAACATAAATATAATATAGAAAACAATAAAAAAAAAAGTTTAAAATTATATAAAATTTGTGAAGAAACAAAAATTAAATTATCATTGGGTTTAAAAAAATATGAAAAAATTGTAGATTGTCTTATTGATAATAAAGATTATAAAATAAAAATTACTTTAGAATTATTTAATAAACTGTTAAATAAATATATTATAAAAATTAATCATTTAATTGAAAATAATTTAAAAAAATTAAATTTAAAAATAATAAAAA